GAAGATGATTTAGAGAATAGACCTTGGGCTAAAAAATATAAACATGTGTTTGGTAATCAATTAAAATATTTTGCAAATAAATTAGGATATAAAAACATTCAATTATTTAAATTATGGTATCAACAATATGGATATAAACAGACACATGGATGGCATACTCATGCTAGGAATTATACAGGCACATACTATTTACAACTACCTGACGATGCACCAAACACAGAATTTTTATATGCAGATAATTTAGATAAAGGTTTTTCAATAAATGTGAAGGAAGGAGACATATTATTCTTTCCATGTCATTTTATACACAGGTCTAATAAATCTAATAGTCATTCTATTAAAACAATAATATCGTGGAATCTAGATTTTTTAGATATTTTAGATGAGCATGTTAATAAAGATAATGAAATAAAAATTTATGAATAATATTTTTCCAATAAGTGTTGTTGATGATTTTTTTACTAATCCTGATGAAGTTGTAAAATTAGCTAATAGTTTAAAGTTTACACAATCAAATGGATTTTATCCTGGTAAACGAACAGATCGTTTACATTTATTAAAGTATGATTTTTTTCATAGTGTAGTCTGTAAAGTATTATCTCTATATTATAATCTTAATTCAGCTGATATTCGTTATGAAGATGTTTCAATGCATTTTCAAAAAATTAAACCATTTAATAAAAAACAAATTAACCATGTTCTTAATAAAGGTTTGGTTCATCAAGACTCTGGCGTGTTGTTAGCTGGAGTAGTTTATTTAAATAAAAAACCTGATTTAAATTCAGGAACCTCTATCTATATGTCAACTAAAAAAAGATCAAAAGAATATGATGAAAAATTAGGTTCAAAGAAAAAAGAAATTTATAAAGTAGACCAAAATAAACTAACTAAGAAAGAAGTAGCTAGATATGAAAAATTAATAAAAGATTGTAATCAAGATTTTAAAGAGGTTGTAAAAGTAAATAATGTATACAACAGACTCATAGTATATCCAGGAACTTATTTTCATGCAGGCAATTATGAGGTTACCCAAGAAAGATTAACTCTTGTGTTTTTTTTAAAAAAACTTAAAAGTAATAATCAACCACCAATACATAGAAAAAATTTAATACATGAAAGAACATAAATTTCCAGACCAAACTTTTATAAAAGGTTATTACATTGATCCTAAAATATGTGATAACATTATAGATACATTTAATAACTTGCCACAAGCATATAGATCACCGGGACAGATGTATAACACAACTAACGAATCGGTTGTTGATCCAGATAAAAAAGAATCGTTTGATTTTTATGTAAGAAAAGGAACAGGTCTATCACCTTTTAGAGAGTACGATGATGCACTTCAAAAATGTTTAGAAAAATATATGCAGGAGTATTCTGACATGCAGTATCTTACTAAGTTTAATGTTGTTGAACCAATGAATGTGCAACACTATAAACCAGGAGGAGGTTTTAAAATATGGCATTATGAAAGATTAAATCCTAAAAGCACTAGCAGGGTTTTAGTTTTTATGACTTATTTAAACGATGTTCCTGATGGTGGCACTGATTTTAAATATCAAAAAATAACGTGTCCTGCTAAAAAAGGTTTAACTATATTGTGGCCACCAGATTGGCATCACACTCACAAAGGTCAAGTATCTAAAAAACATGACAAATATATAATTACGGGATGGTATAGTTTATTATGATATCTAATTGGGAACAATCTTTTTCTAAAATTAATGGAGTAAAAGCTGCAGGCATAAGTCTTCCAGATAAAATCTTTAAAGATTTAAGGAAAGCTTGTGACAATGCAAAAAAGAAACACAATAGGGTAAAGAAAGAACTTATAGGGCATATTAACGAAGAATATTATATTACTGAGGTGCCTAAAAATTTTAATGATTTTTTATTAAGGACAGTTCTTAATGCAGACGTTATAGTAGAAAGAAGTAAAAAACTAGCTATTGTTTCTCATGACAAACCTTTTTATTTAGATAGGCTTTGGGTTAATTATCAAAAGAAGTATGAGTTTAATCCACCTCATGATCATGCTGGTGTATATTCTTTTGTTGTCTTTATTCAAATCCCGTATGACTTAAAAAAAGAAGAGACGTATTTTACAAAAATGTTTGCAGATAATGCTAGACCTATGACATCTAAGTTTGCTTTTCAAAATATTAATATTGATGGAGAAATTTCTACTGACCCTTTAAACGTAGATAAAAGTTTTGAAGGCAAAATTATACTATTTCCTTCTAAACAAGTCCATACTGTATTCCCTTTCTATACAAGTAATCGTTATAGAATAACTGTTTCTGGTAATATACGACTAAGAGCCGATTAAATTAAGGCTACCAAAAACCTAAAAATCTTGTATTATGGCAAAACTATGCTACAAAAACTAGGCTTTTTACCAGGATTTAATAAACAAGTTACTGAAACCGGCGCTGAAGGTCAATGGTTTGATGGTGACAATGTTAGATTTAGATACGGAACTCCAGAAAAAATAGGCGGTTGGACTCAACTTGGGGACGATAAATTAACAGGTGCAGCAAGAGCTATTCATCATTTTGATGATAACTCAGGTATTAAATATGCTGCCATAGGAACAAATAGAATTTTATACGTTTATTCAGAAGGATTGTTTTATGATATCCATCCAATACGAACTACTATAACGGGAGCTGATTTTACCAGCACCTCTTCTTCAACAACGGTTACGATAAACACTGGTGGTACATCTCATGGTTTAAATGAAGATGATATTGTTATGTTTGACAATGTAACTTTGCCTTCAGGATCTACTTATGGAACAGCAACTTTTGAAGATCAAAAGTTTATGGTTACATCGGTTCCCTCTACTAATACCTTTACAATTACGATGGATAGTCAGGAATCAGGGACACCTTTAACTAACGCTGGGTCTGCATCAGTCCTATGTTATTTTACCGTTGGTCCATCTCAACAACTTGGAGGTTTTGGTTGGGGTACAGGTTTATGGTCTGGTACAGCAATTGGAGCTGCAACTACAACTCTTTCAACAGCTATAACCGATCTTATAACTACGACAGTTGTTGTAGCAAACTCTGCTGCATTTCCAGCTTCAGGGTCAATTAGAATCGGCACTGAGGATATTAGCTATACTAATAATGATACCTCAACAAACACTTTAAGTGGTGGTGCTCGGGGCATAAACGGAACTACAAAAGCCACACACAGTGGAGGCGCAACAGTCACAAACATAACAGACTTTGTTGGATGGGGTAATGCCTCTGCACAAGATTTTACATTAGATCCGGGACTATGGGTGTTAGATAACTTTGGAACAAAATTAATAGCGTTAATATTTAATGGTGCTTGTTTTGAGTGGGACGCTGCTGGACCAGGAGCAACATCTACAAGGGCTACAATAATACCTAATGCACCAACAGCATCTCGACATGTGCTGGTATCTACACCGGATAGGCACCTAGTATTTTTTGGTACGGAAACAACAGTTGGTTCTACTGCAACACAAGACGATATGTTTATTAGATTCTCTTCTCAAGAAAGTATTGACCAAACAGATTCATACACAGTTAAAGCAGACAATACCGCTGGTACACAAAGACTTGCAGATGGATCTAAGATAATGGGAGCTATTAGAGGTAGAGATGCAATCTATGTATGGACCGATACAGCCATATTTTTAATGAAATTTGTAGGTCAACCTTTTACATTTGCTTTTGAACAAGTAGGGACTAACTGTGGGTTATTAGGAAAAAATGCTTGTATAGAAGTAGACGGCACAGCTTATTGGATGTCAGAGAACGGCTTCTTTACATACGATGGTCAATTAAAATCTTTACCTTGTTTAGTAGAGGACTTTGTATACGACGATATAAACGTGGTATCTAGAGACTTAATTAATGCAGGATTAAATAATCTATTTGGCGAAATAACCTGGTATTATGCCACTGCTAATTCTAATCAAATAAATAGAAACGTAACTTATAACTATTTTGATTCGACAAGCAGAAGACCAATATGGACCACTGGCACATTAGCTAGAGCCGCATGGCAAGATTCTGCGGTATTTGATAAGCCACACGCTACTTCCTATGACCCTGATAGCAACAACTCTTACGATGTTACTGGTAATACAGACGGATGTACGATATACTATAAACAGGAAACAGGGACCGATCAAATTAATGCAGGAGGAGCTGTGACTGCAGT